ATGCAGTATATTGTGCTCCTCTGTCAGAATGAAACATGAGACCTAATGGTGCGTTTCGTTTTTTATAAGCTTTTTTGAATGCAGTCATGACCAGATCAACATCTGGTTTTCCTGAGATATTCCAGGAGATGATTTTGCGGGAAAAAAGGTCCATTACAATGCAAAGATAGTACCATTTACCGGCTGTTTTGATGTATGTAAAATCACTAACCCAGACAAGATTAGGAGCCTTTTGGTTGAAATCCTGTTGGAGATGATTGATGCATTGGCCGTTTTCATTATGTTTGTGAGGATGAAAAGGCTTTTGGGTAGACATCTTTGGTAATTGAAGTGATTTCATCAGGCGGTACACTCGTCCGACGCTGATGTGAATGCCATAATCACGCCGAAGAATATGGGGGATTTTATATGCTCCAAGCCGTTTGTTATAGTGGGCATAGATGTGAAGAATCTTGGAAGCAATCACTTGATTTTCTTCGGTTCTGTCAGCTGGTGCTGAATTGAAATGTTTATAGTAGGTGCTACGGTTGATACCTAAGACACGGCAGAGAGTTTTCAGGTTATGTTGAAATCTAAGTTTATGAACCGCTTCTAATCGTTGTCTGAGTGTGGCGTGAAGATGGCAATCGCTTTTTTTAGTATGAGGTTTTCTTCTTCAAGTTGAGCGAGGCGTCTTTGAAGCTCTTTGACTTGTTTGGCAGTCATGACTTCACCATCATCTGTTTCAACAGTTGCGTATTGTTTGATCCAGCGAGTGAGAGCAGTCTGAGAAACTCCGTATTCTTTACAAAGGGCAGTTTGTGTTTTGCCACCAGATTGATATAGATTTACGAGTGTTCTTTTGAAGTCTTCGTCATAGCGAATACCTTTGCTGTTTGTTGACATGTAAATACCTCCTTTTGGTGTCTACTTTATTGTAATAGATAGTTACTTTATGTGTCCACTTTTTTAATATAGATCCACTGGATTCTATTTTATAAGAACAAGTACACATATCAATAAGGAATAAATAGAATTTTTTAGATGTGATTTAAAGTGTTTATTTTTTGTTTAAGTTGAAAATTAGATTAAATTAATACTAGTATTTATAAAATATTTTTTTAGAGCGTTGCAGTTCAGAAATTATAGCATTATAATCAAAATAGTTAAAAAATTATTATTGCAGTTAGCCTAAGCAATAACTGTAATAAGAATGGTAGGTAAAAAATGATTTCATATAATGATAATATCAAAAGTGGAGTACTTCATATAACAATTAATGTTGGAATAGTTCATAGATTTGAATTTTTGAATGCGCTAACAGAAATGTCTAAGAAAATACTTGCTTCAGGGAGCGAAATGGTTTATATATCTGCTCCAAAAGATAGGATTCAGTTAGATCGTTTGGGAATGGCTTATTTTGATAATTTATTGAGAATGTATGTGCGAAGAGGCAAAAAAATATATGTAATTAATTGGCTTGCAAAATTGCTTAATGAAAATGTAAAAGGAATGAAGTTTGAAACAATTAGTATAGAGGAAACTATGCAGGGAAGCTGTGCTAATTGCTTTTGTTTTGCAAAAGAGGCTGATGTATCAGAAGCAGTTGAAAAAATAGCTGAATTTATACAAGAACATAGTATGGTTTTATCACGAGATTTTCTTATAACTACGATAGGTGAAATTTTTTCAAATGCGTTTAATCATAGTGAAGAAGATAAGTTGTATTTTATGTATGATATAGAAATGAAAAATGGAAACTATCATTTGGTGATTAATATAACAGATTTCGGAAAAACTATTGTTAATAGTGTAAAAGATTACATGGCAATGAAAAATAATACTCATATTACTAGTAATGAATGTATAAAATGGGCAATACAAGAGGGAAATACTACAAGAAGTACTTCGGGAGGTTATGGGCTTCCAACATTAATTGAGTATATTAAAGCTGTAAAGGGCGAATTGCTTATAATGTCAGGAGATAGCTTATATGCTCTTAAAGGCGTAAAAGAAAATATTTTAGAATCAAAAGGTTCTTTTTTTGGTACAAGTATATCATTGAAAATTCGCTTGTTTGATACATCTCAAGTTATAGATTATGATGAAGAGAAAAAACAATTAGTTAGTATCAATTTGTATGAATTATAGGAGGGGAAAATATGGCTGTAATAGAGATTAAAAATTTTATTGCTGGTAATATGGCTGTTTCTTACGAGGATGGACAAAAGTGTTTGCATAAAATTCTACAGAAATTAGATGAAAACGGTGGAACTGAAAAAATTATTTTGGATTTTGCTGGTGTGGATTATGTAATTACAGCTTTTTTAAATCCTGTAATTGGAGATCTAATTATAGAAAAAGGCAATGATATTATGAAGTATATATCTGTTGAAAATGCAAATGGCGATATAATAAAAAAAATTAAAATGGTTAAGGATGGGGCATTGTTAAAAAGAGAGGATCTGAATATATGATATTTTTGGATACCAATATATGGATTGAGTTGGTAGTGGCAAGAACTCCTGTGACAGAACATGAAAAAAATCAAGCTAAAAAAAGCGGGGAATTATTACAAGCTATTTGGCAAAAGGGCGAGGTAGTTGTAACTTGTAAAGAGCAGTTATTAGAAATAATAAATGCAGTCGAAAAAGTAAAAAAAAGAGAAGTAAGCAAAAAAAGAAAAGAGAGCAATTTAGAGGGAATCGGAGATCTTAAATCATTTAGAAAATGTGAAGAGTTTGTTGAAGTTCAAGAATTGTGTAAAACAGCAGTAAACGATATATTGCATTTTGCCGAATTGAAAGAAGTAGGTAATTATAATCATGAATATTTAAAAAGTATAGTAGAAAGACTAAAAATAGCGGATATCAATGATTGTATATATTATGATTTTTGCTTAAAAAATGATATGGATTTGTATAGTTTTGATAGCGATTTAAAAAATTTAGGAGAACACGAAAAATTGCATATTATATAAACTATTTGCAACATATATAATTGTGTTACATATCAAATTTTGATAAGAAAAGTAGTAAACATACACAAAAATATTGATTATAAATTATTAGACGAAAAGAAAGAGTTATGAGCATAGGCGGAGAGAATCCGCCTTTTTTTTGAGCAAATTGTAGCTGGTCACTTAAAAGAAAAAATATCTTTAGGTGTAGCTGTTTTAAAAGAAAAGTTAGAAAGAAAAAAGTATTTTTCTTTTTGTTTCAGGTGTGGATACATAGGAAACAAAAAGAAAAGAGGAAAAGCGATTGCTTTTCCTCCTTTTATTTGAACCGAACATCCACGCCATTCTCACTCAAAACCACCCGGTCAATCATACTTTTTGCAATATCCCGCCGGTCTTCGAAAGACATGTTTTCCCAATCTTCCGCAGTAAAAGGAATGATTTCAACGGCATTGAATTCCGTCAGTGCTTCTGAATACTGATGGATTAGGAGTTGTTTTTCCCGGTGGAGGGTTTCGATTCTGCGATTGATATATTCCGCAGAAATCTGGCTGACGTTTTCCAGTGTGGAAATCAGATTTTCGATTTTGCTGTCAATGTCTGCGATTTTCTGCTGATGTTGTTTGATAACATTGTTTTCCCGTTTTTCTCTTGCCAGATGGTAGGCTTCCGCTTCTTGAATGAGCCGTGCCTGCACTTGCGCTTCGATCTCCCGAACTCGATGGGTCTGCTTTACGTCACAGCACTTATGGAGATATTTTCCAGAGCAGACGAAATAGGGGATACGCCCATCTTTGGTACTGGCGAACCGAACAGAAAAAGCATAGCCGCAATGACCGCATTTCACAAGCCCAGTGAGCCAGGAATGTTTTCCTTTGCCGCTGTTTTTGATTTGCCGATTCTTGGACAGCTTTTCCTGACAATAGAGAAATGTGCTGCTGTCCACAATGCCGCTATGGTGCCCAATGGCAAGGAGGTGATTAGATACATCTTTATATTTCCGTTCGCTGGCATCCCGTTTGCCCACAAGGATACAGCCGTGGGTGCCGTCAAAATCCTCTGGTTCGTTTGCCATGATGGCGCCTTTGGATTTGTAGTAATTGTAAATGGCAATATCTGCCTGGACGTAAGCGGGATTTTTCAAAATGCCGGAAAGTTTTACACTGTCAAAATTGACGCCGCCGGCAGAAAGAGCACCGCTGCGGATCAGGACTTTTTGCACATCAGCCAAACTGGTATAAGGCTGGGCATATGTATCAAAGATTTGGGATACGATTTCCAGATCAGCATTGGGTTCATAAATGGTGGCTTTCTTGCCATCCAATGTAGTCCGAACCAGATCGAAGCCATAAGTGGCAGGACCGCCGCCCCAGGCGCCTTTTTTGACACGGGCATAATAGTTGTCCCGGACACGTTCGGCGATGGTTTCACGCTCTAATTGGGCGAAAACAACGATGATATACAGCATGGCACGTCCCATAGGAGTGGAAGTATCAAACTTTTCTGTAGCGGAAACAAAGGAGATGCCGTTGTTTTCCAGCACATCAATGAAATCTGCGAAGTCTACGATGGAACGGCTGATTCTGTCCAGACGATAGACTACCACTTTTTCTATCTGTCCCATTTGGATGTCATGCATCATTTCCGTAAAAGCAGGGCGGTTGGTATTTTTACCGGAATAGCCGCTGTCCTCGTAGATTTTGCACTCTTCTGAAAAGATTTCCCGTTTGGCAAAGGCTATCTGGCTTTCGATGCTGATGCTGTCTTTTTTGTCGATGGATTGTCTTGCGTAAATAGCTACCATACAAAAGACCTCCTTTTCCTATATTTAGGGTATAGCAAAAAGAGCGGTCTTATGATACAATACAGTTGCGAAGTGTGGTTGTATTTTACGACCGCTTTATGAAATTCCCTTTCCTGTTGGCGCAGGAAGGGGGATTTTTAATTATCAAAGAATTTTTTCAGAAATCAGTTTTCCGAGTTTTACGATATCACTTTCTCCTGTGAATTCAAATTTTACTTTACCCAATCCAGAGAAATAGAGCTCCAATTCGCTGTCTAAATCCAATACTCCGGCAGTTTCAATGGAAAAAGCCTGAATCTTGGAATAGGGTAATGTGGAGAAATCTTTCTTTTTCCCGGTAATACCTTGAACATTTACGGCGATGATGCGCTTATTTGTGAAAATAACAAAGTCCCTGAGTGCCTGATATTCCCCGATCAGTTCTTCACCGTCAATAAATAAAGGCTGCACGGTGTCTTGGTTTGAAAATTTTTTTGTTTTGCTCAGTTTAAAAACAGCGCCGTTTTTGAAATCAATCATAGTTTTTCCTCCTTAAGTTGTAAAACATTGCAAAATGTGATATAGTGACCGAAAGGGAAAGTTGTGAGGAAACGGCTTTCTTTTCCCCTTGTGGCATTGGTGGTACCGCAGGGGGTTTTTAATATTTACATTTCTTTCATTTTCAAACTTTGACGATACTGTTCAGCATCTGCAAATTTTTTAAATTCAACGCTCTTATCAAAATTCTTTTTCACTGCTTCTTCGATTTCATCTAATGTAACACGGAAAAATTCTCTACGTTGATTTACCATGTTGATTTTTCTGTCTGAGAATTCATTATGTAACGCAGCTTCCAGTTTTGGAGCATCATCAGAGAAGATCATAGCGTGAACATCGAAGTTGAAAGGAACGGAAGCATCACCCAATTCGTCTACACGATCCTGCGGATCCAGACGACGTGTCATACCGATTTTATAAACATTTTCCCCGAAGGAGCCAATATTGGAAATGATATATACATAACCGGCACGTTTGTTGGCTTCTCTATAATCGATATCTTTCAGATTCTTTTCGATTTCAACCAGATGTGCTTTTAGTTCATCCAGCTTTTCTTTCCAAATTTCTTTATCAATATCATCTTTTGCGGCAGCGTATGCACGTTCAGCTCTATCCAAAGCATTGGAGTAGTGGCGTTTTTCTTTTTCGATTGATTTTCTGGCTTCTTCTATTTCACGCTGCAGCTTTGCTTCTTCACGCATCTGCTCACGAAGCATTTTCTGTTCTTCTTTTTCTTCTTGTTTTTTCTGTGCATATTCAAAACCAAGGGCAAGTTCCTGTACTTTTAATTCATAATATCTCATGGAGATAGAAAGAGACATTACTGTACCAAGTTTGGAAATAGCATCTTTGGAAGCAGTGATTTTCTTTAAGGAAGCATCAAAGTTATTATATTTGACTTTAGAAATCACTTCTTCACAGTCAGAGTTGAAAGCACGCAGGAAAAGTTTTTGCATATCTTTGACCATTTTTTTGCCTTGGGATGCACTATTGTTTACAGTCCAGTTGGTATTCGCTGTTACAGCGGTACCGGCTTTGATCATTTCTTTTTGCTGCTCTCTGATAGAATTTAGTTTTATTTTATATTGTGTGGAGTTAGCAAAGTCATATCTGGGTTTGTATAAACCGAACTCCTGGAACAAAATTTCATCATCCAAGGTGATAATTAAGTTCTTTTTATCTTTGATTTCTTTGTCCAGTGTGGCGACAGCATGGTTCATGCGTGCAATTGTTTCGCCCAGAGCTTCTTTCTGCTCCTTCATAGAGTTGATTACTTGCCGAAGAGAGTCAGCCTCCTGCATTTCAGGAGTAAACATAGACTTCATTTCTTCGATTTCTTTGTTGGATTTTTCCAATTCAGCTTTATATTGCTTGCCTTTGAACATGTCAGCAAAACCCATATTTCATTCCCCCGATTTTGTTTTTATTGAAATTACATATCACGCAGCATTACTGTTTAAGAAAAAGCTTCGTTTATGTTTTCTGCGTAGCTGACCAGACCGCCAGTGATGGCATCGGCTAGATCATTATCTGGTACGATGAGCCAGTTATTTTCGCCTTTGACCAGAGAAATGTCCACTTCTTTGGTATAAGTCGTGTCTTTGTTGTTGGCAATGGCAGAGATCATAGCTTCAGTGGATTTCTGTTCCAATTCTTCTTCAGACAATCCTGCGAAAGCCAGTGGAATCATTTCAGAGATTGCCTTACTCATGGCATTTGCCATATCCACGTTTGTGATGGATACTTTGACTGTTGCAGTGTCATCTTCTTCTGTGGAAGAAAGGATTTCAAAAGTCAGGTTTTCCACGAAAGCTTTGCCAGTTTCGTCATTTTCCAAATCAGAAATGGCATCATCTGCGGTTTCTGTTGTTTCGCTGGTATCATTCGTATACTTATCAATGGTTTCCAGATCAAGGCTCTGGAACGCTGTCAGGTAGTTGGTGACAGCCGTTTCCGGAGATTCCCCGCCAGAGCAGCCAACAAAGGCAAATACCATCACCAAAGTTGTCAAAAAAGCAAGGATTTTTTTCAGCATATACATTCCTCCCTGAATGGTTGCCACGTGATATGAAATTATATACATTGTTGTTTGCAAAAGAAAAATTCAGTTTTCACGGAAATATTCTGCCAGATCTTCCAGCACCGGCAGGAAGCGAGTAGAAATATCTCTGGCGATTTTTGCCGCAATACGATCATCGTATATATGAGAGGTGCGGTTTCTGGATTCCAGCATGTCCAACCAGACGCTTTCGTCGTTGATCATTTGATTCCCGTAAGCGGTTTTCAGTACCTGTTTAGGAAAATTCAGCTCATTGGCAACGCCCTGATCCAACAGATATTCTTTTGCGGCTTTCCAGGAAAGCTCAAAGGTAAATTCAAAACGCTGGATCATACCATCCCGAATGACATCATTATTGGGATGTTTTAAATGTTCTTCTACAGCTTCCCGCAGCCGTTGTACTGCCTGCAGGAAATTAGTAACTTTTTTCATATAAAATGACACCATCCTTTTCAATGTTTTGGATTAGTTCCGGGTTTGTATCTGGTGTGATATGAACCAGATCGAATTCCAGAAGGGTAGGCAAGTCGTCTATATCAGACCAGAAAGACGACTGGTCTTTTTCTGAAACCCCGTATATGGCAAGATCGATATCACTGCGTTCTTTGTGATCGCCTCTGGCACGGGAGCCAAAGAGAACGATTTTATCCGCATGGTATTTTTCGCCAAGAAGGGCGATGAGATGAAATATCTGTTCCATACAATACCTCCGAGATTATTCAAAACATTGCATTAAGTCGGATTCTTTCAAAATTACGATGGGATGACCATTTTCCTGCATTTCAAGGGCTTTTGAAACTTTTGCTCCATAGTTTCCAAATTTCCAGTTATCGCTACCAGCTCCGCCAACAATCAAATAATCTGTTTTTTTCGTCACACCGCTTTTGCAGATTCCGCCTTTCTCTGCAATTTTTGCTTCGACTTCTTTTTTAGAACCAGAAGTGAAATCACCAGAAAGTACAAAAATTTTTTCAGAAAAAATGATATCGCAGTTACAACATCCAGTTTCCATTGGATTTACAAATTGCTTCAAGAGGAAAAGCATTTGCTTTCTTTCATCATCAGATATTATATTATCTTCAAAAATGCTGTCACACAATTCGGAAATTTTGTCAAAAGGATAGTAACCAGCAAGATCAGGATGATTAGATATCCAGTCAGATAGATCTGTAATTTCTTGTATATCTACTTCTCCATCGGAAATGATAGACGCAGCATAGGATTTTAGTTCTTGCATGGCAATCGTGTTATCGCTATACTTTGTCTGGAATTTAGTATAAAAAGTCCTGTTTACATTTAACTTTGAAAACGGATGTACGTATTGTTGATAGTGTTTACACAGATCTTGGAAGTGTACTATATCATGTTTTTTTAGAATTTGTATGAGAATGTTGGCAACTGTAGTTGAATCGTCTAATGCATTGTGATGTGTTCCAATATCAACTGAAAAATAGGCAGCGGATGATTCTAAGTTGTAGGAACTTAATGAACTATCAGATTCACGTCTGATGATATTGATGCTATCTATATAATCAAAATCAGGCAGAGGGATAGAATAGCGATCCAGACAGCAACGAAGAACAGACATGTCAAATTGTGCATTATGAGCGACAATAAAACAAGAATGTTCAAAATAATCTTTGACATTGTTCCATATATCTGCGAAGGAGTATTCGTTTTTCACCATATCATAAGTAATGCCATGAATATTTGTATTTTTGATATCAAATTCAGGCGTCGGTGGATTGATCAAAAAATATTCCTTTTTGATAATTTCGCAATCCTTTACAGCGGTAATGCCGATAGAGCAGGCGCTATCCATATTTTTATTTGCAATTTCGAAGTCAATGGTAATAAAATCGTACATAAAGACACCTCATCTCATAAAAAGATTAAAATCTGTTTTTATATCAATTTGAGCTAAAGCACATAGTCTATTTTACTGTGCTTAAAAAAGCAATGGCTTTTCCGATGATGCGCACTTTATTCATATCTTCTTCAAAGAATATCATGTCCTGGTAGTTAGGATTTTCAGCGCAAAGGCGAATCTTATCATCAGAAATATAAACTCGCTTCAAAGTAGCTTGACTTTCTGAGCAATCATCCATAAGGACAGCGGCAATTTCACCATTCTCTACGATATCCTGTTTTCGAATATAAACGATATCACCGTCCATAATGCGGGCATTGATCATGCTGTCGCCTTGACAGCGAAGGGCAAAGTCTGCGTGAATATCGGAATCCATATCTATATAAGCTTCAATATTTTCCGTTGCCAGGACCGGTTCCCCACAGGCGATCGTGCCAAGGAGGGGGACTTTTTTTGTTTTTGGCAGAGGAAAGATGTTTGGAAATAAAGAAGTGTCAATAAAATTGGTTGAGGGAATTTCCATATCATCAGATTTTCCGATAAGCCAAGCCGGATTTACATTTAATACTCTGGCAAAGGATTCTACAACAGGTAATTTGATATTCTGTATTTTTGCGGTTTCATATCTTTGTACAGTGGAACGAGCAACGCCGGAGGCTTCAGCCACATCTTGAAGGCTCATCCCTCTCAGTTCGTCACGTGCATATTTTAATCGTTCGCCTATTATTTTTCTATCCATAGGAATGCCTCCTTTTAATTAGAATTGTATCACTGAAAATTGCATAGTGCAAGATAAAAAATAAAATATTTTAATATTTGTTGCATAATGCTATTGACAATAAAGTTGCGTAGTGCTACAATCGAGAAAATGAAAGGGGTGACAACTTTGATTAACAGCAACAAAATAAAGGGCAGGATGGTTGAATTAGGGATTACACAAAAAGAAATGGCAGAAAAAATGGGATTGGCTGCACCGACGATATCTCAAAAAATCAATAACGTAAGACCTATGGATTTGATAGAGGCTGAAAAAATAGCGGAAATTTTGAGAATAACAGAAAATGAGTTCGGAGAATATTTTTTTTGCAGAGATGTTGCGCAATGCAACCACAGGAGGGTGAATGAATAAAAAAAGAGTTTCGTGTACCAAAAGCAATTTGTCAATGTGTAAAAATCATCAAAGCCCCAAAAGCATAGGACAAACCGTCAACCACATACACTGCAACAGGAGGTGTTACATATGTCGAAACCCAAAAAGGAATACCGTGTGACCGTATCTTATTGTGAGAAAACCCCGGAGGAAGCAGAACGCCTCCGGCGGCACATCACCAATGTACTGTATGACAAAAAAATGCTGAGCCTCCAACGGCAGAAAGAAAAAGAAGCCGTAGCGGCGCAAAAGGCATGACGGGACTTCGGTCCTGCCAGTGGACAAGCATAGAAAGGAACCAAAGATGTTAAAACCGGGATATCGGTATGTGGTTTGCGGCGACTGCGGTGAAATCTGGAACATTGCAAAAGAACAGGATACCAGACATGGCTATCTTTGCCCGCAATGTGCATATAAGCGTCGCATGGAGAGGAGGAAAAAAGATGGACAAGCTCATCATTACGCTGCTGGTAGTAATCGGAGTGCTGGTTTTGTTTCTGGGAATTGCGCTGGAAGAAATCAAGCAACTTCAACAGGACAAGCGTGACTGGAAAAACCGCTATTACGCAGCGGCACAGATCAGAGCCAAAGACAGAATTTGACAAGATGAACAGGAGGAAGTGAATCTATGAAATTTTCAGACATTACGAAAGTAGCGAAACGATTCCGCTATGCCGTCATTGTGACAGATGCCGGAAACAATCAGTGGTGTCTTACAGGAGCGGCTGCCTACAAATTGGAAGGGCTGCCAAACCTGACAGCTGACGATTTTCTGAACATCATTGGCATAGCGGAAGCAAAGAAATGTAAGTGGTATCTGGGCGATCGGCAGGATGAAGCGGGACTTTTCAAAATAGATCGTTTGGGAGAGCAGGAATTGAACGGAGATATGGCTGGCGTAGCCATTTTGTATAACGGACATAAGCTGATGCCTTTTTATCTGGCAGAAGGTGTTGTTTGGCTGGATGTGGATTTGCTGGTGCCGGTATTGAACGGAAAAACGGAATACCTTCGTTTTTTCATGCGGAATCAGAACGGCAGGCGTACCATTGCCGTCAAAGACGGTCTGGTATTGATTGCGGTGATTGGGGAGTTCCCCTTAGACCAAGGTTTATACGAACATGTGAAATTGATGTGGCAGCAATGCCAGATACAGGGAGCGGAGGTGGAATCCCATGAAGACAGTGACCATGATGCTGATTGAGGAAACAGGAGCAAAGGTCATCAAACAAAATCCCGCTATGGAAGAAATGGCAGCTAGAATCGGAGCGGTGGGCAGAATGGACATCATTCCCATGCGCCCGAACTATGACCAAATCTATCTGGCATTTGATATGGCGAAAAATCCAGACGGTCCTATGTACGATGGCTGGGAAGGAGAACGGAAGCTTATTGTGGGAAAAGGGATTTTGTTTCGCATGGCAGGCATGCGGATTTGGGACTTACCCTTGGAAGATGGAGAAAAAGCGGCGGAGCTGGTGGAAGTCAGAGGAGAGCAGCTGGCATGGGACAAGCTGTGATGGACATAAAAAAATCCCTGTGGCGGGAACCACAGGGAAAGGGCATCGGGAAATGCCCAAGATACATCTGTAAAAAGCATAGCATAAATATGGAAATTTTTCAAGCGTTCTGACGGTTTCGGCTGTGAGAACGCTTTTGTAAAGAGAGGTGCGGGAGCCTCTTGGAACCTTGATAAAGAGATTATATTTACGACCACGGAGGGGAGTATATGCCAAGATACATCAAAAAGATATGGAGCGGGGATGTTTACGAAGCGGAGGAATACTATTCCAGACGGAAAATCAACAAAAGCTGTCTGCGGGGACCCAATGTAAACGGAAGCAGTGCGGAGCAGCAGGAACGGAATCTGAAATATGCCAGAAAAAAACTGGCAAGAAAAATCAATGCCAATTTTGGAAAGGGAGATTTGTTTTTGACACTGACCCATAAACAGTATGTGGGATATGGAGAAGCCAAACGACAACTGCAAAATTTTCTGAAGCGTCTGAAGCGGAAACGGAAGAAAATGGGGCTGCCGGAACTGAAATATGTGGCAGTAACAGAAGCGGAGGGCAAGCGTGCCCATCATCACCTGGTGGTAAGTGGTACCGATCTGACTGTTGACCAGTGGACGGAACTGTGGGGACAAGGGCGGATCATGATTTCCCGTTTGGAACCGGATGGAGATTATACGGGACTGACCAGATACATCACCAAAGAATGTCCTCTGGATCATTCCAAACGATGGAGCTGCTCCAGAAACCTGGTGGAACCAAAAGTGGAAGTGGTTCCTATGAAAGATGAAAAACCAAAACAACGGCTTCGTGTGCCAAAGGGATATCGGGAAGTGGAACGCTATGAATATACATCTGAAGAAAACGGGATGTTTCGCTACATAAAAGCTATCCGCAATGGCGGGGCAGACTATGGGGAAGGAAAGGAGCAGGAATCATGAAGCAGAGAAAAGGAAGCCATTCATGGAGCATTTTGACGGGAAAGGAAAAAAGATGCTTTGTGACAGGCAGGACAAGCTGTTTGCAGAAACACCATATCTTCCATGGAAATGGAAAGCGGAAGATTTCTGATAGGCATGGCTTTTGGTGTTATCTGGTGCCAGAGGTACACCTTGCGGGGCTGGGTGGTCTGCATGCGTACCCGGAGAGTGGTCTGGATCGGGCTTTGAAGTGTATCTGCCAGCGGGAATTTGAGAAAACACATACCAGAGAAGACTTCATTGCCCTGATTGGGAAAAATTACATATTGCTGGATTTGGAAGAAGCAGTGCAGCGGAAAGCGGAAATGGAGAGCATGGTGGAGCGGAAAGGCATGGAGAATTACAAAGCCTACGCCATGGAGAAGTATGGGAAGATGCCAGTAAACGACTGCTGGATGTGTGAGTATGAAAGCCAGTTTGTGGAAGAAATGGATTTGTGCATTCATGGGGAGGTGGATGGGTTTTGGTTGATGTGACAGGAGGATTGTCTGGGTGGTTTGTTAGTAGAAAAGAGATTGCGTTTTGAGGTGAATGAAAATGGAAGCATATGAAAAAAAGACAAAAGAAAATGTTTTAGAACGTATGGAACGAATCGGCGCAGATCGAAAAATAGCAGATTTCAATGTAAAAATGAGTATGGATTATGAATTTAAAGTAAAATACGCAGAAATTAGAGCATGGGAATTTTACAACGAATGTATGAGCAGAGGTTTTAACTGCCATGTATCTGTAGGTGGACTAGACAGTATTACATTATTTTTGTTTTTGAAAAATATAGGAATCCATATCCCGGGAATTAGTGTTTCATATTTAGAAGATAAGAGTATTCAAGATGTTCATAAGGCTTTAGGTATAGAGCGGCTTTTGAGTGCCAAGAAAAAAGATGGAACACACTGGAACAAAGCTGAAATTATTAAAGAGTTTGGATTCCCGGTCATTTCAAAGGAAGTTGCTTCCAAGATTGAATTGCTTCAAAATCCATCTGAGAAAAACAAAACAGTAAGGCATGCCATTATTACAGGAGAAACCGGAGAATATGGTGGATTTCAGAAAAACAGCAGGATGAAACTAAGTCAAAGATGGCTTGATAAGTTTGGAGGTTATGAAAATGACACGGAGGGTGTTTCCTACGGCACACCTGATTTCAAGGTATCCTCCAAATGCTGCTATTATCTCAAAGAAAAGCCATGCGAAGACTGGGCAAAAGAGCATAACAGTGTTCCTTATTTAGGGTTGATGGCATCAGAAGGCGGAAGAAGGGCAAAGAGTTTAAAAATCAACGGTTGCAACTATTTTGGGAAAAGCACAATTCGTTCAGCTCCATTTGCCATATTCAAGAGACAAGATTTGTTGCAGCTTGCAATGGACTTGAATGTTCCTGTTCCTGAAATTTATGGAAAAATCGAGAGAAACCCGGATGGTACATTATACACAACAAAGGCACAAAGAACAGGATGCAGTATGTGTGGATTTGGAATACATATGGAAAAAAGACCACATAGATTTGACCTTCTTAGAGAACGGAATGAAAAAGAGTGGGCTTTTTGGATGTATGAAATGGGATGGGGACATGTACTGGATTATATTGGAGTGGACTGGGAGAACAAATATATTTCAACTGGAGAACAATTAAGATTGGAGATGAATTAATAGATGGAAAAAACAATTAGAATTTTACGGTATTTTGCAAAGGTTCAAAAATGCAGATTATGTGGAAATTGTAATGATTGTTTATTTATTGATTTGTGTGCAGATGTGAATATGGAGTCAATGAAAGAGGATGTTTTTTCAAAAGCAGCGGACTACTTGGAACAATACAAAAGAATCATGGATGAAGAATCTTCAAAAGAAAGTAGTTTTGAAGAAGCGGAAAAGAAGGCTGAGAAGGTAAGGCGGCGTGATGGTTGTGAAAAATGTACGGTTACGGATTCATATGAGGTATAGACCATTTTCGTGAGACTAAGAAAAAGGCAAGAGGTACATGAAAGGAGATAAATATGCAGAAGCCATTATATGTGGATGCCATTGCTTATTTTGAAAAGATGGAAAAGAAACACGCTTACCAAGCAAATAAGGCAAAATGGCAGGGACGCAGTGAACAGGAAATCGAAAATATCCAGCGGAAAAAGGAATATGCAAGACTGGCAGTGGAGGCACTGCGGCAGATGGAGGAGTGAAGTATCAATGAACAAAGTGGAATTGCTTGGCAGGCTTACAAAAAATCCTGAGATACGGTATGCCGAAGGAGAAAACCAAGTGGCTGTGGGACGGTACACATTGGCAGTGAATCGACGATGGAAAAAAGAAGGTGATGCGGAAGCGGATTTTATACCGTGTGTCACATTTGGAAAGTCTGCTACATTTGCGGAAAAGTATTTCTCCAAAGGGCAGTTGATTTGTATTGTTGGGCGACTGCAGGTGCGGAATTGGACGGATAAAGACGGCAATAAAAGAAGAAATATGGAAGTGGTCGTGGAGGAACAGCACTTTGCCGGCAGTAAAAATGAGAACCAGGAGCCAAAGAGAGAACCAGTACAGGATGGATTTTATCCCATAGACGATATCGAGGATGATGATCTGCCGTTTTGAGGAGTGAAAACAGATACGACCAAAGGAAAGGGCATTGAAAGATGTCAAAGGATGAAGTGAGAATGTGCAGCATTTTTAATTGCGATAGAAGGAGAGGAAATGTTTGCTGTGCTGATTGCGGTTATCGTAAAAAGTGCAGAAATAGTTGCCAGAACAGACCGGAAGTCTGTGGGTGTGTAAAGGAAAACGGGTGATGTCATGCGGAAAGACAATATCAGAGATTATGCCACAGAAGCCTTCCGTTTTTATGCTGCCTGCGGAAGGCTGACGGCAGCGGAACTGGAAGAAAAGGTGCGGCAGGAGATTTATACCAAGTCAAAACGAGAGTTTTTACATAATGGAGGACCACATTCGCCAAGTGATGCTACAGCTTATGCAGTGATGCAGGCGGAGGATGCTGTGGCGGAAATGCAGGCGGAATTTTTAGATATTCTTGCAGTGGAGCGGACATTGGTGCAGCTGGATGAAGCGCAGCGAAAAGCCGTTGAAATTGTGTATTTTACAAAGCCGGATCAAGAATTGGAAAAAGGAGAAATTTCTAGAAGGGTGCATCAGGCAGAAATGGAGATTCCGGCAAGCGAAAGAAATATATATCTTTGGCTGCGGCGTGTGAGAAGAATTTTTGCCAAAGAAAGAGGATTGAGGATAAAACTATAAAAATTAAATGTTTGCAGTAGTAGAAGGGGAAAATGTGTTATTCTTGTATCGTAGGAATATAACAAACTGCCGAAATTATACTCCGCAAAAAGGACATGATGTAGTTCATGCCCTTTTTGTGTGTTTTCAAAGGGTTTTTCTATAAGATGCAGAATTATAAACTATGGAGGTGTATAGTTTTGGCAAAATTTGCATATATTTATAATATTGGTTTTTTTACAAATGACGGAAAAGGGGTTATGCGAAGTGTACCAGAGTTTTTTAGTAAATTAGAAAATTTGTTAGATACGAATCCTGAAAAAATTATTCGACAATTTGATGAAGAAACATATAGGGTGCTTAGGTTTTATCATAATGATTCAAAAAACGTTATTGTCATTCCTTTTGGAAAGCTCATAAAAAAGAATAAACCTTATACATGTGATGAAAAAGATTCTAAAAGTCTAGTGGAATTAAAAGAAGATATGTATGATATTAATTCTCTAGTTTACAGTACGAGTTATCATGTAATGATGTATACAACGAACCGTAAAGGTCCAAATGATTTGGAATTGTGTAAATATTTTAATACGTTTATCAATAATCAAGATGGATGCGATTTATACATCAAGCCAATTTTATTAAGTAAAACGTTACAAGAAATTAGAAATTCTCCAAGGGTTACATCTATGTTAATTTCTGTTGACTTAGGTCAAGATATAAATAATTTTTTTAATAGTCAAATTACAGAGGACAAGAGCTTAATTAAAACACTGTTTGGATTGCTTTCGGCAGGAAAAGATGATATAGCTGGTAGATATGTAACATTGAATATAGGATTAGGAAGAGGAAAAAAGGATTTAACACTAAACAAAGATTCAGTTCTTGAGTTAATTGAGAGTATGAATATTGATTCTCCATATATCAAGGAGATTGAGTTACATTATGCAGATGCAAGAACCGAGAAGGTAGAGTTAATCAAGTTAAAAAATAGTACATCAAGGGTAAAAGCAAAATTTTCAACAAAAGATTCAAAATTAGGTCCAGAGTATTTAAGCGATAAAGCAGAAGATGCATTTTTAGCTGTAAGAGAACATTTTATTGCAGAGGTAAGACTTTTTGAGGAAAAAATTGTTGTTGAAGATAAGGAGGAGTATAAACTGAATGAAGAGTGGAGAGAGGAGAAATCATCGAATTAAAAATATTCTAGTACTAGTTGCTATATTTGTTTTTGGAATGTTTTTTCGAAAAAATGAAATTTTTGCTCCCATGAATCATTGGCTAGGATCATATTTTGATGCTAGCAGATTAGATATGTTAGTGTCATTGTTTTCTATTACGATTGGCATCTATACTACGATTACATCAATTTTGGCTATTTCTATCACAAAAATTATGGAAAGAATCTTAAAAGAGAAGAAGGAAATTGAGATTCTTGATGCATTGATGTGGGGCTTAATCAGCAATATTGTTGCAGTACTATTTTTGGTTTTTTTGCCAGAAATACAAGGTGGAAATATCTTGTTATTTCTAGTCATTATTTGGGCAAGTGCACATTTAATATACTTTATCATAATTTTGTTTTTGATCTTTAGATTCAATGTTAGCCAAATGGATAGAGAAATAGATGGTGAAAATGAATGGAAAAGAGATATTAAGGTCAATTTAATTACAATACAGGAAGATGTAAAGTTAATTGCTAATAAAAAGAAAAATTCAGAATAACAGCTAAAGGGAATGCGAGGCATTCCCTTTTTTCATTCAGAAAAGGGAGGTATTATGGATTATAACAAACAAAAATGGAAGAAAAAGCGAGCCAAAATCCTTCGTTTAGACGGATACAAAGACGTGATCTCTGGTTGGTATGGGAAGACAGAAGAAGCGCAAATGGTGCATCATATTTACCCAGCTGCGGAGTATCCACAATATCAATGGGAGGATTGGAATCTGATTTCTGTCAGTTTTTCCACCCATAAAAAATTGGAAAATCCAAAGACCGGCGGGCTGACAGCCATGGGAAAACATCTGATGCAGATCACAGTCCCGGGCGTGGACTGGCGGAAGAAAAAGAGATCCCCCCTCCCATAAGGCATCACCAGTGCTTTGCTGCCAGTGTGTGGGGTGAGGTCTTTCCAACTCTACGAAAAAAACAGAAAGGGGGGAAGCTATGGAAACGGAATATCAAAAACAGGTGAAAAAAATATTCTCCAAAACAAAAAGCAGTATGAAAAAAGCGGGGACGTATATACCGGAATTTGATGTGAGCATCCGGCGGTATGCGGATCTGCGTCTGCAATATGACCTGCTGCAGGAGCAGTGGTATCAAGGCGGGTGTGAAATCACGGAAGAATACACAAACAAAAGCGGCGCTACCAACCGCAGAAAGACGGCGCTGTATCTGGCTATGGAAACATTGCGCAAAGAGCTGCTGGAAATGGAAACTACGTTCGGGCTGACCCCAAAAGGTTTGAAGCAGATCCGGGCAAAAGGGCTGGAGGGCAGAAAGGACAGCGTGCTTGGGAAAGCGCTGCGGTCTTTGGATGAGTAAGTACAAAAATTGGGATACGGTCATGAACTATGCCAAAGATGTCGTATCGGGAAAAATTCCAGCCAACCAGTACCGGATCAAGGGTTGTGAACGCTTCCTGTCAGATCTCAAAAATCCTGCTTATGACTTTCAGCCACGGGACGCAGAATTTTGCATCGGCATCATAGAAAAGACCCTTTGCCACCAGCAAGGGGAGCGGCAGGACGGCATGCCTTTAAGAGGGACGCCGTTTTATCTTTTACCATTTCATAAATTCATTATCTACAACCTGCTGGGGTTCAAGATGGCAGGGACAAAGATAAACCGCTTCCATGAAGCCCTGATCTTTATCCCAAGAAAGAATATCAAAACCAGCTTTGCGGCGGCGCTGGCTTACGCATTGGGGCTGTTATACCGCATGTCAGGCTCGAAAATATATGTAGTAGCGGCGGCTTTGAAACAAACCTTGGAAACCTTTGATTTCCTAAAGTACAACATCGAAAACATGGGGGAAGATCAAGCCAGCGGCGGACCCTTTCGTATCATTGATAACAACAATGAGCATTCCATTTCAGCGGAACTGGGCGGCGGTTTATTTGACCTGACGGCGCTTGCGGCAAACCCTGACGCCCAGGATTCCTTTAACTGCAACGTAGCCATTGCGGATGAAATCCATGCGTTCAAAAAACCGAAGCAGTACAACCTATTCAAAGAAGCCATGAAGGCTTACACCAATAAGCTGATGATCGGCATTTCCACTGCAGGGGATGATCCCAACAGCTTTTTGGCGCAGCGGGTACGGTATTGCAAACGGGTGCTGGATGGAGAGATTTCTGACGAGCAGTATTTTATATTCCTCTGTGAAGCAGACCCCATACCGGGAGAAAATGGAAAGAAATTTATTGATTACACAAACCCCAAAACACACGAAATGGCAAACCCTGCCTATGGCGCATCCATCCGACCGGAAGAGATGCAGAATGATGCCTTCCAAGCGCAAAATGATCCACAGCAGAGAAAGGATTTTTTCGCAAAGTCCCTCAACGTGTTTACCTCTGCTATGGAAACTTATTTTGATATGGCAGAAGTGGAAGCCGCTGACAGCAAGTATCACTGGACGCTGGAGGAGCTGGCAAAGCTGCCCATCACTTGGTATGGCGGTGCCGATTTGTCCAAACTTTACGACCTGACGGGGACTTCCCTCCATGGGCGGTATCAGGATGTGGATATTTGTATCACCCATGGATTCATTCCTGTGGTACAAGCCCATCTGAAGGCAGAGGAGGACAACATCCCTTTCTTTTGGTGGGAAGAAATGGGCTGGCTGACGTTATGCAACCATGAAGTCATTGAGTATGAGGACGTTGTGAAATGGTTTTTATCCATGAAGCAAATGGGCTTCAAAATCAAATGGGTGGGCTATGACAAACGATATGCCAGAGAGTTTGTGTTGAAAATGAAAAAAGCGGGATTCAAGATGCGTGACCAGTCCCAACGATATGTGGAAAAAACAGAAGCGTTTCGTGAGATCGAAAAACAGATCAAGCGGGGACGCTTTTCTTATTTGGGGAATATGGCATACGCCTATTGCATCGGCAATGTAAAAGCCATTGAAGACAGTGACGATTTTGTACGCTTTGAAAAGATACAGCCAAATCAGCGCATTGACCTTTTTGACGCAGACGTCATTGCCACAAAACAAATGCTCATCGATATGGAAAAAAGCCAGAAAGCAAGTGACTGGCTGCAATAAGGGAGGTGGTTTCCTATGAGCAGGAAAAAGAAAAACGGTAAGACGAAAACAAGGGCAGAACCAACATCCTTTTTGTGTTCTCCGGCAGCCTATGACATCCTGTGCGGAACGGGATATACAAAATTGTCCCATAACCCGGAAATCATGGCTGCTGTCAACAAAATCGCAGATCTGATCTCCAGCATGACCATCCACCTGATGGCAAATACGGAAAACGGAGATACCCGCATCCAGAATGGGTTATCCAGAAAGGTGGATATCACACCAAACAGATATACCACACGAAAAACCTTCATGGCGGCAGTGGTGCGGACGCTGCTGCTGGAAGGGGATGGAAACAGTGTGGTGTTGCCTTTGACGGAACAGGGGCTTTTGTCTGATTTGGTGCCGGTACCAGCATCGGCGGTATCTTTTGCTCAGGATGGTTTTGGTTATCGGATCATGATTCAGGGCATTCCTTATGAGCCACAGGACGTATTACATTTTGTCATCAATCCGGACAGCAGTTTTTATTGGAAAGGCAGCGGCTATCGGGCTTGCTTGAAAGAAGTGGCAGACAATCTGAAACAGGCAGCCATCACAAAGAAAGGCTTTATGGAAAGCAAATGGAAGCCTTCTATGATCGTCAAAGTGGATGGTCTGACAGAGGAGTTTTCCAACAAAGAAGGCAGAAGCCGTTTGTTGGAACAGTATGTGGAAAGTTCCCGTGCCGGTGAGCCGTGGATGCTGCCGGCGGAACAGTTTGAGGTTATCGAAGTACGCCCTTTGTCCCTCAATGACATTGCCATTTCTGACAGCATCAAAATGGATAAAAAGACCGTTGCCGCTATTTTGGATGTACCATCTTTTGTGGTAGGGGAAGGGGAATACAAGGAAAGCGAGTGGAACCATTTTGTCAATACCAGACTGCGTCCCATCTGTCAGGCGATCGAGCAGGAGCTGACGAAAAAACTGTTGATTTCGCAGGATTGGTATTTTCGTTTCAACCTCCGTTCCCTCTATGCCTATGACATCAAGACCCTTTCGGAGGTGGGGGCAAATCTTTACACCAGAGGCATTATGACGGGCAACGAGGTGCGGGACTGGACAGGACAAAGTCCCAAAGAGGGCTTGGACGAACTGGTCATTTTGGAAAACTATATCCCGCAGGGGATGATCGGAGACCAGAAGAAATTGAATGGAGGTGATGGCTCAAATGCGTGAAGATCGACAGATGCGCAGTGTAGCAACGGAATTTCAAACAAGAACAGAAGCCGATGATCTTTATATCAGCGGCTATTTTTCTGTATTCGGTTCCAACTATGAACTTTGGGATGGCGCAACGGAAAGCATTGCGGAAACTGCTTTTGACGGCGCCTTATCCGATGATATCCGCTGTCTGATCGACCATGAAACCAGATTGGTATTGGGCAGGACAAAGGCAGGCACGCTGACTTTGAAAACAGACAGCCGTGGTCTTTGGGGTGAGGTGAAGATCAATCCCAAAGATATGGATGCCATGAACCTGTATGAGCGGGTGAAGCGGGGAGATGTGAATCAGTGCAGTTTTGGCTTTGATATTTTGGAGGAGGAATTTTCTGAAAGCGGCGGTGCTGTCCATTGGACAATCAAAAAAGTCAAATTGTATGAGGTTTCCGTGGTTACATTCCCTGCCTATACCGAAACGGCGGTGACGGCAAGAAAAGCCCAGTTGACAGATCACAGGAAGCGGCATCTGGAACTTTGGAAAACCAGAACGCTGGCAAAACTGAAAGGAGAGAAATTGTAAATGGCATTGAAAACATTGGTACTGCGTTCCAAGTTGGACGCCAGAAAAAAAGAGCTGGAACAACTCCGGCAGAAAGATGCGGAATTTTCCACACGGGAAAAGGAACTGGAAACAGCCATTGAAGAAATGACGGAAGAAACATCGGAAGAAGACCGTAAGGCGGTAGAGGATGCGGCGGAAGTTTTTCAGCAGGAAAAGGATGAACACGAAACCCAGAAAGGGGAGCTGGAGGCGGAAGTGGAGCGGCTGGAACAGGAAATTGCCGCAGAAGAACAGCGTGCCGCTGCTGCTGCCACCAAAAAGGAAAATCCAAACGAAAAGAGAGGAGTAGAAACGAAGATGGAACAGAGAAAATTTTTTCATTTGAACATGGAGGAAAGAACCGCTTTCTTCGCCCGTGAAGATGTGCAGTCTTTCCTGACCAGAGTCCGTAATTTTGCGGGACAGCAGAGAAGTGTTTCAGGGGCGGAACTGACCATTCCAGATGTGATGCTGGGGCTGATCCGAGAAAATCTGGTGCAGTTTTCCAAGCTGTACGGAAAAGTCTATGTAAGACCTGTCAGCGGCACTGCACGCCAGAATATTATGGGCACCATTCCCGAAGCCGTTTGGACGGAAATGTGCGGCAAAGTAAATGAACTGACATTCCTGTTCAATCAGGTGGAAACAGACGGATATAAAGTCAGCGGGTATGTGCCTGTCTGCAACGCCACTTTGGAAGACAGTGACATTGCCCTTGCAACAGAACTGCTTTCCGGTATTGGCAAAGCCATTGGTCTTGCGCTGGATAAGGCGATTCTTTACGGGAAAGGCGTAAAAATGCCTTTGGGCATTTATACCAGACTGGCACAGACAGAAAAGCCGGGAAATTATTCCGATAAGGCAAGAGAATGGGAAGATCTGCATACCAGCAACATGGTGACCATTTCCACAGCAAACAGCACCGGCACCAAGCTGTTCCAGGAGATCATCAAAGCCGGCGGCAAAGCGAAGGGGGAATACAGCAGCGGCGATAAATTCTGGGCAATGAATGAAACCACACATACCTCTTTGCTGGCGGAATCCCTTTCCTTTAATGCGGCAGGTGCCATTACCGCAGGGATGAACAATACCATGCCTGTCATTGGCGGCGAGATCGTGGAACTGAATTTTATGCCGGACGATGTGATCATTGGCGGTTACGGGGATTTGTATCTTCTGGCAGAGCGGGCAGGCGTGAAACTGGAACAGTCTGAACATGTACTGTTCCTGGAAGATCAGACCGTGTTCAAAGGGACTGCCAGATACGATGGCATGCCGGTGATCGCAGAGGGATTTGTGGCAATCGGCATCAACAATACAGCGCCTTCCGATAATGGCGTTACATTTGCCGCAGATACCGCAAACCCTTAACAGCGAGCCTTTCTGCGCTCAAGATTGGCTCATTGGCTTTGATGCCGTCTTTCCAGCCGGATGTGCTGGAATATACGGTAGAAACGAGCGACGCGACGAATACCATCACAGCCACACCTTTGCGTAAAGGGGCTGCGGTGGAGATCAGCCACGGCGAGAAAACAGTGGCAAATGGTACAGCCGCAACCTGGGAAGAAGGGGAAAACACCCTGACCATTACGGTACGTTACGGCAATAGCACAAGGGTTTATGCGGTAGTCGTAACATATACCGCTGCCTGAAAGGGGGAATGGCAATGACCACAGAGGAACGGCTGCTGCTGTTGAAAAAAGATTTGCAGCTGCTTACCACTGCCAATGATGATTATTTGCGTTGGCTGCTGGAAGCGGCGGCATCTTCCATCCAGCGGGAAGGCATCAAGCTGGTGGAGGGGAATCTGGAATGTGATATGGTGCAGATCCATTACGCCGCCTATTTGTTTCGGAAACGTGGCGGAACAGATACGGCGATGCCACGCTTTTTGCGGTATGAGCTGAATAACCTGCTCTTTTCCCAGAAAGGCGGTGCTTTATGACATTTGATGATGGCATTTTGGAAATTTACCGCATGGAAAATACGGCGCCGCCAGGTGCCATGCCAAAGGAAACGCCGGTCTTACAGGATCGGCATTACTTTGGTTATGACACCTTGGGATTCCAGCGGTATTATACGGCATTACAGGCGAAACAACAGGCGGAAGCTGTGGTCAATGTCCCTTTGTGGCAGGATATCCGTGTGACAGATCTGGTGAAGCTGGACGATGGCAGGGGGTTCCGTGTGCTCCTTGCCCAGAAAACAAAAGACGAAAATGGACTGCAAATCACAAAATTGACGTTGGAAAGATGGGAGGAAAGCAATGTACCCGGAAGATAAAATCAAAGAAGCATTGCTGCGGGTGGATGTGGAGGTATTTCACTATTACGCCCTCCATCCGTCAGACAGATATGTGGTATGGGCAGAAGACGGCGAAGGGGCAGAACTTGCGGCAGACAATCGGAAGATCGGACAAGTCCTTTCCGGCACCATTGATTTTTTCACGAAAACAGAGCAGGATCCTGCAAGGGAAGAAATCCAAAGGGCTTTAGAGGATGCGGAAATCTCCTATTCCTTTAACTCCGTACAGTACGAGGAAGAAACAAGGTACATTCATTACGAATGGCGGTGGGAGGTGGTGGGCTGATGGCAAAAATTGCCTTCACCGGACTGGAAAGCTATCTGAAACAGCTGGAAAAGCTGGAACAAAATACCACGGACATCGCAAAACAAGCGGTGTATGAAGGCGCAAAAGTGACTGCCGATGCCATCCGTTCTGGTATTGAAGGTCTGCGAACGGATGGACCATCCGCTTATGAAACGAAAAGACGAGAAACCCAGAAAAAAGGGCTGCAGGAAAGCTTTGGGCTTTCACCCATGGAAAACGATCAGGGCTTTTTGCATGTGCGGGCAGGTTTTGATGGATATAACAGCATCCAGACAAAGAAATATCCCCAGGGACAGCCCAATGCCATGATTGCCCGCGTGTTTAACAGCGGGACTTCATTCAGTAGCAAACAACCTTTTTTTGACCGTTCCGTTCGCAGCAGCAAAGGTGCGGCAGAGCAAAAGATGAAAGAAGTATTTGAAACAGAAATCAAAAAAATTGTGAAGGAGTGATATAGATGGCAAAGATTGGTTTGAGCAAACCTTATTGTGCAAAGTACAGCAACACAGGAAGTGCAGTCACCTATTCAGAAGGGGCATTGATCGGTAAAGCCGTGGAATTGTCCATCGAACTGGAAGAAGGCGATGACAATATCCTGTATGCCGATAACGGTCCGGCGGAAAGCGCCAATACCTTCAGCGGCGGCAGCCTGACGTTGACCACGGACGATCTGCTGCCCGATGTGATGATGAAGGTGCTGGGCGTTACGGAAGAAACCATTACCAGTGAGGATATCCAGACAGAAACACCAAAATGGTACAACTGGGATGATGACCAGAATACGCCTTATCTGGGCTTTGGCGCCATTGTGAAAGTGCAGAACAACAATGTGATTGGTTATCAGGCGGTAATTTTGCCTAAAATCAAGCTGAACAATCCCAGCGATACCTTTACCACCCAGGGGGAAACCATTGAATTTGGTACACCGGAAATTTCCGGCACCATTTTGCGCAGTGATGGGGAGAAACACACATGGAAAAAGGTATCCAGTGTCATGAACAGCGAGGCAGACGCAGAAGCGGCAATCAAACAGTTCCTGTCCATTGCGGGGGAGCCGTAAGCCCGGCAGCGGATACGGGCGAAAATGAAGCCACAGGATTGGAAGATTGGGCAGAATAAAGGAGGAATACCATGAAAACAGGTATGATGGAGGTTGCGGGAACGAAGTATCCTTTGAGTTTCAGCGCAAGGGTGATCGTGGAGTGTAATAAAAGATATGGTTCCATCGACAATATTGGCAGTGCGCTGGAAAGCGAAGCTGGAGATATTGGAAAGGTTTTGACAGAGTGCTTCTGGCTGCTGTCGGAAATGAGCAGAGCCGGCAGTGCTTACCAGAAACTGATGGGAAACGACGCACCGGAACCTATGACAGAAGATTTTCTTTTGGATGCCGTTGGGGCGGATGATATTGCGGAACTGAAGTTCAATATTTTCTCTACTATTGCCGGGGATATGAAACGGGAAGTGGAAACGGAAGAAGATAAAGCGGAAAAAGAAGCGGAAAAAGCCCCAAAGCCCAGGAGCAGAAAAACGAAAGTATCCGATGGTACATCTGGTACGGTCTAAGGATCGGCATTCCTTATAGATTGGTTTGGCAGATGCCCTTTGGGGAACTGTGCGACCTGATTGCCATTGAGCAGATCAAGACAGAAGGGGCAAAGCTGAAGCACATCAAAACGGAGGAAGAAGAACGAGAAGAATTTTTTGAAATATTGAAGTTGAAGTAAGCGTCTGTATTTACAGGCGCTTTTTTCTTTCCGGAAGGGGGTGAGATGAAATGGCGACAGACATTGGTGCAAGAATCGGCATCGATGGTGAGAAATCCTTTCGGGACAGTTTGAGCGCTGTCAATGCCCAGCTGAAAAATCTGGGTTCCGAAATGAAAGCGGTGGTTTCCTCTTTCACAGGTATGGAGGACAGTGAGGAATCTTTGACCGCCCAAGGAAAAGTACTGGAGCGGTCGATACAAGCGAGCGCGGATAAAATTTCCCTGCTGACGGGGCAGTCCGAGCGTGCGAAGGAAAAGCTGGATGGGCTGGCAAAGGAACTGGATGAAGCAACCAGAAGCTTCGGCGCCAATTCCACAGAAGCCATCCGGGCACAAAATGCTTATAACAAACAGGTTCGCGTGGTCAATAACCTAGAAACCCAAATCAACAGCGCCACAGCGGACATGAACAAAATGAAGCGGCAGATGGATAGTCTGGGAAAATCAGCGGATGATTTATCCGATGATCTGAAGGATGCGGGGAGAGAAGCGGAGTCTGCCGGAAGTTCCTTCAAAGACGCTTTTGCCGGCGGTGTCATTGCCGGAGCCGTTCAGTCGTTGGTAAGCGGCATTGTTTCGTTGGTGGAAAGTACCAAGGAATACAATAAAATCATGGGGACGCTGGACGTTTCCAGCCAAAAGGCAGGATATTCCGCAGAGCAGACTCAACAGACCTATACACAGCTTTATGGCGTATTGGGGGATAACCAGTCGGCGGCAACGGCAGCGGCAAACCTGCAGGCGTTGAAATTATCTCAGGAACAGCTGATACAAATGACAGATGGTGCAATCGGCGCATGGGCAACCTACGGGGATTCCATTCCCATTGACGGCTTGGCGGAATCCATCAACGAAACGGTCAAAGCGGGAACGGTAACAGGTTCTTTTGCGGATGTGTTGAACTGGGCAGGTACCAGTGAGGATGACTTCAATAAAAAACTGGAAGCCACAAAGACCGAAAGTGAACGGGCAAATCTGGTATTACAGGAATTATCCAAACAAGGGCTGACGCAGGCGGCAGAAGCTTGGCGGGTAAATAATGCCGAATTGGAAGCGGCAAACCGTGCCAGTGCGGATTTGGAAAGTACCATGGGACAGTTTGGCACAATGCTGATGCCAGCGGTTACATCTGTAAAAACTATGGCAAATACATTGCTTGAAGATTTGCTTTCTGTAACAGATGCCTTCAAAACAGGCGGCATGGAAGGTGGCTTTTCTCAAATTTCTACCATTGGCACACAAATTTCTGCAAAGCTGAAAGAAGCGGTTCCACAGGTGCTGACATCCATTGGCGGATTGTTTACGCAGATGCAAAGTTATCTGGCAGAACATCTGCCCATGATGATACAAAGCGGTTTGCAGTCCTTGGTGGGATTTACGGAAGGGCTACGCAGTGGAGTTGGAACGCTGGTGGATGCGGGGCTGTCCTTACTGCAGACATTGGCAGACGGCATCATTCAAAACTTGCCGACACTGATTGAAACCATCCCCCAGATTGTCATCAATATTGCGGGCATCATCAATGATAACGCACCGAAACTCGTTGTGGCAGCACTGACGCTGATCAAGAATCTTGCCATTGGATTGGTAAAAGCCATTCCTACATTGGTGGCAAATATCCCACAGATTATACAGGCAATCGTCAGCGCCTTTATGGCGTTCAACTGGTTGTCATTGGGTAAAAGTCTAATCACTGCACTGGGAAACGGTATCAAGTCTATGGGACCAGCAGTAAAAACAACGGTTAGCAATATTTTCAATTCCATCAAAACGACTCTTTCCAATATTCCGGCTGCACTGAAAACCATTGGTTCCAATGGCATTTCTTCTCTTGGTACAGGGATGCGGTCTATGGTGGAAACGGCTGTGGGCGTTGTTCGTTCTGTTGGGACAAGCATTCTCAACATCCTCAAAACACTGCCGGCGAAAATGCTTGAGATTGGCAAAAATATTCTTGAAGGTTTGAAAAATGGTATCAAATCCAAGATTGGAGAAATTGGAGCGGCGGCATCCGAGGTAGTTGACACTGTCAAAAACATTTTCACCGGGAAAAGCGGGTTTGATACACATTCCCCTTCCAAGTGGTCAGAAGATGTGGGAGAGAATGTTGACATCGGTCTGGCAAATGGTCTGAAGGGGAAGGCGGATGTCCCCATCTCTGCTATGGAGGATTTGACAGACGGTGTGCTCCATGTGGCAAGTGAAATGGATGGAGCAGTTACCGTGGCAAAGAAAACTGCCCGAAAAGTAGGGGATGTGCTCCAAGCTGAAATCAATAAGATCAATCAGAAAATCGAAGCGGAACAGAAGAAAGCATCAGAGGAAGCGGCTGCGGAAGAACTGAAACAGTATCAGAATAACCTGAGCCAGAAATACCAGGAACTGAGCAAAGCGGAAGGGGAGAACGTCCAGAAAATCCAGCAGGAAATTGCAAAGCTGGAAGCGGATTGGAACAAAAAGCAGGTGGAAGCCGCCAGAACCGCCGCTCAGGAAGCCAACGAAGCCCGGCTGCAGGAATTGCAGACATTCCAGCAGGAATACGAATCCGCTTTGGACGCCATCGAAAGCAAACAGGAAAGTTTGCAGGATCAGCTGGCTGATTATGGAGAATTGTTCCAGCGCATTGACATCAAGGACGAAGAAGGCAATGTAATTGGTGAAAAATTTCAGCTGGGAGATTTGCAGAAAGAGATTGACCAGATCCAGAAATATGGGGATGCTCTGGATAAGCTGCAGGAAAGAGGGCTTTCGGATGGGCTGTTATCGGAAATCACCAATATGGGCATGGAAGATGCCATGGATTACATGAACAAGCTGATTTCCATGTCTGATGGTGCCTTTGATGACTATGTGCAGTTGTTTGCAGAAAAGCAGAAGGCGGCTCAGGAAGTAGCGGCAAAAGTATATCAGTCTGAGTTTTCTTCTTTGGAGCAGAACTATTTTCAGAAATTGCCCCAGAGTATTGCAGATATGCAAGGACAGCTTTTTGCGGCAGGTACGCAGGCTGCCGGACAGTTCATGGCTGGTATGGAATCCCAGGGGACACAGATGGGAACTACGTTGGAACAGGCTGTGGGCAATGCTGTTTCTGGAAGTCAGGAAACGACAGCCGTCCAGACATTCCAAAGTATAACTGCTGGCATGACGGAACAGGAACCCATTCTGACGGAATATCTGACAGCATTGAAAGATCGTTTGATCGCATTGGTACAGGGGTTCCAGCAGGAATTCCAGAATGTGGGTTTGATGCTCATGGAAGGTGTCGCAAAAGGGGTTAGAGATGGGCAGAGCGGTGTAGTCAATGCCATTGCGGAAGTGCTGGCAGCAGCGGTACGGGCAGCCAGAGCAGCTATGGACATCAATAGCCCTTCCGGCGTATATGAAGAAATCGGCGGATATATGGCGGAGGGTGTTGGCGTCGGCTGGATCAAGAAACTCAAAAAACTTTCCAGTATCATTACCGGCGGTATGCAGCAGGTTGTACCAAGCCCGGCAGGCGTTTCCGGCAGTGTGACGCAGAATAACAATAGCCGCAGTTATGCTTACGGAGATATTCATATCCATGTGGACCGTATCGATAATGGAAATGGCAGATCGGTGGAAACCTTTGCCAGAGAACTGGAATTTTTCCGTAGACAGCAAAGCACCCGGAAAGGAGGAAAAGCATGAGGTTTGAAACGCTGTATAAACCATATTTTATCTTCCGGGGAAAAAATAGTCTGGACATGGGGGTCATCGTCACCTCCATGCCGGATGTGTACAAACCAAAAAGACGGGTGAGCACACAAGAAATCCCCGGAAGGGATGGGGTACTTCATGTGGATGAGGGAACCTATGAAAATTACAGCAAAGTGGTGGAATGCGCCGTTGTGAAGCGTGCCAATCTGGACAGCATTTGCGTATGGCTGGATGGCAGCGGCGAAGCCATTTTTTCCACAGAGCCGGATAAGGTTTACCGGGTTCGGGTAGATAACCAGATCAGCATCGGGAAGATGCTCCAGTATTTTCAGAAATTTCAAGTGACGTTTGATACCTTTCCGTTCAAGTACAGCGTCAACGCAGCGGATGATTTTGTTGTATTGACAAAGCCTGCCTTGCTGCGCAATCGTGGCACGGTGGCAGCGGAACCAAAGATCAAGATCTATGGAACCGGCAGTGTTGTACTTACCATCAATGGTAAGGAATATAGACTGGATGGGCTGCAAGAATCTGTGGTATTGGAATCGGAAATGATGGAAGTGTTGGACGGGGCGGGGGGAACCTATACCCCGCCTGACCTGGGGGATGATTTGTTTCCTAGATTGAAAGTTGGGAACAATGAAATCTCATGGACGGGGGATGTGGAGAAGATAGAAATTGAGCCGAGATGGAGGTGGTTGTAAATGGCATTGATTGACAATATCAATCTTTATAAAAAACTTGTAATTGAGGTTGATGAACCAATCACAGATATTATCACATGCGTGCAAGAAGATGCAGATAGCCGTTATTTGGATGTGCAACTATTTAAAAGTGGTGTTTCCTTCGATTTATCAGGAACCAAAGTCAGAATTTACATGGTAAAGCCTGACGGAACAAATATCATGAATGATGGGGAAATCACAGATGCAGTTTCTGGTCGATGCCAATTTCTTTTGACAACGCAGGCACTTGCCGTTTGTGGCATCTTAAAAACGCAGATCAAAGTGTTCTCTGAAACAGAAGAACAGATTTTATCCACCCAGATTTTTAAAATTGATGTAACAGAATCCCTTTTAACAAACAAAACAATCGAAAGCACAAACGAATACGGTTCCTTGGTCATCCTGTTTCAGGACATTTATGAAGCTCTGCAAGTTATGACTGCAATCAAAAATAACTTTGGCGAGCCTGGGGAAACGGCTCAATTAATACCGGTAGAAACATTCTGGCAGATGTTGGAAGCGGTTTATAATGTCAATGCAGAAGCACTGAAAAATGTAAGTATGTCAGAAGTTATTAAGAAACTTTCCAAAATTGAAATATACAGCGGCAGAGTAAGGGCATATGACGGAAGAATGTTTGCAGCAATTATGGAGGGTGTCGCAACGAAGCTTCCTACCGTCCAAAAGGGCTCCGAATCGTTTGATGGTGCTTATAGAGGATGTACATATGATAACGACAATTTTTACGTTAGCACTCTGTACTCTATCTATAAAATAAGCAAGTCTACACTAGAAGTACTTGATAAGGTTAGTTACTCCGGCGCCGAAGTGTTTGGGTGTGACGACGAATATGTGTATGCTGCAAAAAATAGATACATAGTTAAATTTGACAAGAACACGTTAAGCCAAGTTGCTATGTCTTCGTCTAGTATTGAACACGAGGGTGGTTATGACGGGTCCGTGTTAGACGGAAATTATATATATACTACAAGATCATCCGGCATTTATTACTCCAAAGTAGACAAAAAATCTTTAAACGTTCTGAGTACAAACAGCGGTTTGGGAGATATGGGGGATAGATTGATGGCTAACTGTGGTTCATACATAGTTGTTTCACCGGCAGGTTTATACAGGTTGTCTAAAAGTGACTTGAATTCTATTGAGTTGGTGTCATCAAGCGCTGTTAGTCCTAAGGTATTGCTATGCGATAGCCAGTATGCGTATGTATTAGGAAGTACGAAATATCAAAAGTTTAACGTGTCAACAAAAGAAAAAATGGCTGAGGTAAACTCATCTGTAACACTTGGTCAGTATTACAATTTTGATTGTCAGAATGATGACTTTTTGTTTTTAGTTCCGTCTTCTGGGGGTAAAGCCCAAAAAATAAGCAAAGCCACACTTGAAGTTATTGTTGAAACCGAAGAAAACGTATCTAAAGTGTTTTTCGCGGACAACACATATATGTATTGCGCAATGAGTGATGGTAAACCAGGGAAAATCCAAGTTGCTCCAGAATCCAGTAACTTTAGCATTGCAGGTTTCAAGGAGGTGTAATGCATGGTGTATTTAATTGATGATGGAAGGCAGTTCTCTGATAAACAGTTTATCCAAGAAGGGGAACAGTTTATAGAAATTCCAAATTTTATTGAACCCAGAGAAGAGGATGGGTTCATTGTGTACGTTTCTGGTATTGAAAATGGGAAACCTAAATACACGAAAGAAGAAATCAAAGTTAAAAAACCACAGCCGACACAGCTTGATAGTATCGAACAAACACAGCTTTTGATAATGGAAGCTATGGCGGACCAGTATGAACAGCGTTTAGAAACCGATTTGATGATGATGGACGCACAGGCAACTACATTTGAGGCGGTTTTATCATTGTCCGAAGGGGGTGTGCAATTATGATAGAAATGTATGTATTGTTAGTCATCAATAAAAAGAGGACTTGCGATGAAACGAATCGCAGCATTCCTCTTGTCCCTGTGCATTTGAGAAGTGATGTTCTGGCAGTTTTAAGACAGAGGGGATACGATGCAAATGGCAATCAGGATACTTGATTTTGTTTTGGTCACTATTGTTTTTTTATCCGTAAAGAAAGGATTTGATACTATGTTAGATTTATATATTGCACTGGTAATCGCGGGAAGAAGAACTTGCAATCCTGCGACAAATGGCGTGACACTGGTACCAGAACGGTATCGGGCACAGGTGATTGACAACTTAAATGCAATTGGACTGGATGCAGATGGAAATCCCATTGTGGGGTGATATTATGATTATTTTTGAGCAGAATGAACAAAAGTTTGACACCATTGGATTGGGGACGATTGTCCCCGATTCTGGTGAGGTTTACGAAGAATGCAACGGTGATTTCACATTGACCTTTCAACATCCTTACGATGCCAGTGGTAAGTGGAAGCGAATCGAAATAAAGCGCATTGTTCTGGCAGAAACACCTAGAGGAAGGCAGCCCTTTCGCATCTATTATCATAATCCTACCATGGACGGGATTGAAGTCCAAGCAAGACATTTATTTTATGATCTGCTTGATAATATCTGTGAAAGCGTGGAATACTCAGGAGATGCTCAAGGTGCTATGGACGCAATCAAAGCAGGATTGTCCATTCCAATGCCGTTTGAGTTCTACTCTGATATTACATGGCATAACGGCAGTATCCGTTGTACACTTGACAACCCTGTTTCCTTGCTGCTCAAGGAAGAATGGGATGATCAAGAAGACGAAACAAAGTCCTTTTTTTATTTTTACGGGGGAGAGCTTAAAAGGGATTTTTTTAATGTATCGATGCTGGAATCTCTGGGGAGTGACCGAGGTGTTTGTATTGCTTACAGGAAGAACCTTGTAGGACTGGAAGTCACGGAAGATATTTCGGATGTGGCGACCAGGATTTATCCCGTTGGGAAAGATGGTCTGGCACTGGATGGACAGTACATTGACAGCCCGTATATTGGAAACTATTCCTATCCTAAAATCAAGGTGATTGAGGATACCAATGCGGAAAGCCAGAGCGATCTGCAAAAAATCGCCGAGGATTATTTCGCAAATGGCGGGGACGTCCCAAAAGTAAACATCAAGGTGGATTTTACCGACCTATCTCAGACAGCAGAATACAAACAGTATTCCAACCTGGAGAAGGTTTTTCTTGGGGATACGGTTACTGTTTTTAATCAAAAGATGGGTTTTTCAAAAAAGGCAAAAGTAATTTCATATAAATTTGATCCTATTTTGAAAAAATACAAGAGTATGGAGCTTGGTGATTTCTCTCCGACAGTCACAAGTCCTATTACAAGAGGGGCGAACGCTGGACAGATTGCAAACACTGCCTACGGGAAATCGAACAATGCAGAAATTCTCTTACAGCAACATCTGAAGGATTACAACAATCCGCACAGGGTAACCGCTGAACAGGTTGGCGGCGGTGGAACAGGTGGTGGAACGACCATTCTGCACGGCGCAGAATCCCCGGCGGACTCTTTGGGAAGCGATGGAGACTATTATATAAAAGACGAGGAAACGATTGCAGATGAAAACACTTTGCTTTTGCTTCATTGTGACGAAATAACAGATAGCAGTATATATAATTTGCCAATCGTTAATAATGGCATACTAATTTCTACAGCAAACAGCAAATTCGGCGGAAAAAGTTTTTATTTCAACGGAAATGCAAATTTAATTGTTAAAATTTCAGATTTGAAATTGGATTTAAACCAAGACTATACGCTGGAATGGTTTGATTTTCCAAAAGAGAAAAAAGGTTATGATTGTGCTGTTTTCTGTATGCCTAATGGTAACGCTGGATTTATGACATATACGCCAGACGCAAGCGGTACAAATATTCGTGTTTTTGGTGGTGATGAATCCTCTTGGTCGTACATTCCGACATCCAGTAATATGGGTACGTATAAAGGCGAGGTATGGACACATAGGGCAGTTTGCAAAAGTGGAAATAAGCTATATGCATTTGAAAACGGTGTCAAGAAACTTGAAATTACTATTTCCGATACAATCACAATGAAAGAAGATATGTACATTGGTTATCGTGCTACATCTGGTTCATCAGGCGGTTTCGTTGGTTACTTGGACGAAATTCGAGTTTCTAATATAGCTCGTTGGACTACTGACTTTACGCCACCAACAGAACCATATGTTGTGTACAAAAATACTGAACCTGGGGAGGTGTATGTAAAAGAAAGTGGAAAATGGAAGAAGATTCTTACTGGAGGAAAATGAGGTGGTACATATGACTTGGGATATTGTGGCAGGAATTGTGCTCCTTGACGGCGTTATCATTACCATTGTAAAAACAATCATTCCGCTGACCAATGCGCTTACCCGTTTGACAGAGCGGATTGATTCCTTGGCGGAACAGGTAGATACATTGGATGAGAAAAAGACAGAAGCCCATAAACGCCTGTGGGACTATAACAAGGATCAGGATTCAATGCTGCAGAACCATGAACAACGGCTTCATGATTTGGACGGGAAGTGGTACAGCCAATGAAACGAAAACGAAATACATATACCAAAAAGCTGGTGAAATGGATTCTTGCAATCTCAATTTTTGATTTGCAACTATCCTATTTGCTGGCTTTTTTAGGTAGAACGGAAATCGCAGAAAACCTGTCCATGACTGTGGTGACCGCCATCATCGGTACAGTCATCACCTATTGCATCAAGTCCTTTAAGGAAACAAAAGAGGCGGAGAAACTGCGATTTGACCGGGAAACAAACAACGTAAAACAGGAAGAATCTTGGACGAATAAGGAGGTCTGAAGGATGAATGATGTTGTGAAATTTTTGGTGGAAAACTGGTACTTGCTCATTGCTGGTGTAGGCGTAGCAGCGGCAGCAGGATTTATGCTGTACCGCTTTTTTAAGCTGCCTACAAAAGAACAGATTGCCAAAATCAAGGAATGGCTGCTGTATGCGGTGACCGAAGCGGAAAAAGAACTGGGCGGCGGTACCGGACAACTGAAACTGCGTCAGGTTTATGATTTGTTTGTGCAGCGGTTTCCGGCAGTGGCAGCGGTGATTTCTTTTGATACGTTTTCCAGTTGGGTGGATGAAGCACTGGAACAGATGCGGGAAATGCTGGAACAGAACCAGAGTGTCCAGAAATATGTTGGGACGCATTGAGAGTTATTTTCTGAAAGAATGAGGCAGGGGCAAAATCCCCTGCTTTTTCATATATTGGGACAAAGGAGGAAAGTTTATGACAGGAGAAGAATTGGTGGCGTTTGCCAAAAGTAAATTGGGCGTGCCGTATGTGTATGGCATGAAGGGGGAAGTGATGACCCTTGCTAAGTATAACCAACTGAAATCCATGTATGGGGATTTGGTGTGGAACAGTGATAAAAACAAGGTTGGAAAGGTTTGCTGTGATTGCTCTGGTCTGATCAGTTGGGCAACGGGTATCATCCGCAATTCTCAGGGCTACCATGATACGGCTCTGGAGGTGCAGCCCATTTCCACCATCAGCAAGGCGCCCATCGGGGCGGCTGTGTGGCAGAAAGGACATATCGGCATTTATATCGGCAATGGGGAATATATTGCTGAGGATGGCAGTGCTTATGGCTGCCGGAAGAATAAGCTGAGCAAAGCAAGCTTTACCCATTGGCTGCGGCTGAAGGATATTGACTATACAGTGACAGAGGAGGTTGATGACGAAGTGGTGGAACAGGCGAAGTTGATTGTGAATGGTAAGGAATATACTGTGGAACGGATTTTGAAGGACGGTACAAACTATATCAAGATCAGAGATATTGCGGATGTGCTGGGGTATGAGATCAGCAATCAGGGAAGTACAGCGGTGCTGACGAAGAAATGAGAAAGATGGACGGGGGTTTTCTCCCGTCTTTTTTTATTTGGAAATAATTGTGTACTGCAAATTTCAATGATATACTTTTCATATAACAATTATATTTCAATGAAGTATAAGGTGGCTTTTGCTATAAGAATGGAACTTATGTTTAATCAGAAAGTAACTCTTACAGGTGTAGATTAATATTAAAATATTGATACTCTTTGGGAGTTTTTGTCTGATATAATAAACATCTAATAACAGTGAGAAGGAATAATGTGAATATTTTATTACAAAGATTGAAAATAAAAGATGCAATGTATGATCATAGGCTTCCTTTTTTGAATGAAGATTCTGAAAAATAAATGAAATATTTGGTAGAACTGGCTGTGGACTATAGTCAATAAAGTGGACACAATTTATAAAGAAAAGTGCCGAGTACAGCTGCTTAGTGCTGTGCCCAGTACCATTCTTCTTTTTCATTTGGTGTCATCATTCCGAGAGAACTATGCGGTCTCTTGGCATTATAGAATCCTTCGATGTATTCGAATACAGATAACCGGAGTTCCTGCAGAGAATGATATGTTTTACGGTTAACTTCTTCTTTTTTGAGGTACTTGAAGAAACATTCACAGCAGGCATTATCGAAAGGATATCCTTTCTTGGAAAATGACTGTACAACATTCAGAGAATCCAATAACTGCCGGAATGCAAATGCAGTATATTGTGCTCCTCTGTCAGAATGAAACATGAGACCTAATGGTGCGTTTCGTTTTTTATAAGCTTTTTTGAAC